GTAGAAGCTCCACCTATAATTCTTACTGGTAAATTATCCCCAGAACCGCCTACAACTGTAAGTTTTCTACCGGGGCTGCCAGTTCCGATGCCGACATTGCCTGCCGAATCAACTACGAATTTGCTGGTTTCAACATTGATTAGATCGCCCGACCCGTTGTTCGTTATAGACAAAGAGGCTGCGCTTGTGTTTGTTGAAAGGGCTATTGTAGTCCCCGTCAGCGTTCCTGTCAGCGTAGCGTTCCCAGCCTTGATGTGAGCTTGGGTGTTTATGTTTACATTGCCGCTAGTGGAGCCGTCCTCGGTGCTGGATATAAAATGGAATAAATCTTGGCTCTCGTCCCATATCAGCCCCTTGTTTTCGTCGCTGCCACGGTTAACGATTATGCCAGAATCCAAGCCGCCCCCGCTCTGGTTGCGAGCCAGAACAATAAGCGGATCAGCCACTAGCAAGTTGGTAGCGTCTACTGTTGTCGTTGTGCCGCTGACTGACAGGTTGCCCGATACTGTTACATCACCATCAGCATCAAGATTAATATTACCACCTGCATCTAACGTAATATCACCACCAGAATGGGATATGGTATTATCATTTATATATAATGAACCATCAACTGTTAAACTCTCTGTATAAATATCTGTATCAACTGTAAGTCGTCCAGCTTCAATTTTTATACCAGTAGAATTTGTGGCTATATAACTATGCTCAACATCATTCTTTTCAAAAACTATTTGTTTAGCTTCAGCGGTTTCATTTCTTGCTAAAGTTAAATACCCCGGCCCAAGTTCAGCACCATTAATATCACCTAACGAAGCACCAACTCCAGCAACTGTAGTTCTACCAATTAAAAAAGTAGTACCCGTCAGCGCACCCGTCAGCGTTCCCCCTGTTTTGCGGAGGAAAGAGTCGGTCAACTCAACATTGCTGCTCCCGTTACCAACCCAAACCCTGCTGTCTGCCGTGTTAATACCAAGCTCGCCACTAGAGAGGTTAGTGGATGGATCAACTCCAGTAGAATTGGAGTGCTTGATTTTGATCGTGTTGGCCATTTAGCTCAATGTGCCGCCGTCTATTGTTGTATCTGCAAAAGCAACTCCAAACATATTGGTCTGAGCATTTGTCTTTTCGGTAGCTGAAAGTCCTTGGTTGTCTACATCGATCCGCAAACGGTTTCCCAATGCTGTATTTATGGTAGTGCTAAAATTAGCGTCATCACCAAGTGCTTCTGCCAATTCCTTGAGGGTGTCCAAGGCGACAGGAGCAGAGTTAATCAACTCACCTAACTCGGTTTGCACATAGGCCGTTGTTGCCACTCTAGTTGAGTTATCGTTTGAGCTTGGAGTTGAAGCGGTTGCTGCACCAATAGAAGCATCTGTTATTTGCGATGCAACATATTGCTTATTAGCAGCATCAGTATTATCAACAGGATCAGCAAGGTTTACAATCTTGTTGCTGTTGATACTGACATTGCCTGACGGTGCGGTAATATCATCCAAGTCAGGCAACCGTGCCGCCGCAACCGTGCCGCTGGATATGTTTGAACCGTTCAGCGAAGTAAGAGCCGCACCATTACCAGTAAACACATTACTGGCACTATTCATAGTCTTTGCCCCAGTTACCGTTTGGGTCGTGCCAAGCGTTGTGAAGTAGCCCCGGCCACCTACCTCAATGTTTGAAACAGATGACCCTTCACCAATCCAGAGAATGTCATCGCTCTCGTTGTGCAGCACCTCGCCTCTGGCCAGAGTAACCCCCGACATATTGGTGGTGCTTTTCCGTTTAAGTTGAATCGTATTTGCCATTAGACAAGTCCTCCATCCATTGTTTTATTTGTTAAAGTCTGTGTGTTCACATCCGTTGTGACCACTTCCCAACTGCTACCATCCGAGACATTAAAATCTCCATCATAGGCAACCCCGCCAGCAACAGCAGAGGGTAAGTCGTTTTCAAGTTTCATGTTCTTAACATTCGCCCCCGTCTGGAAGTCGTGAGTTACATATATCTTCTTCGATGCCATTACTTCGCCACTATTCTCGTTGAAATACCCCGGTCACTAACATCCACCGATACATTGCTCGTTGAAGCTGTCACTTCTGCGTCGATCATCTCGTAAGTCCCAGCACTAACAATCTTGAAGACCGTGACATCGGGGATGTACCCAAATGTATGTGAAAACTCGGCAGGGTAGTTGCTGGTGTTTGGAACGAACTCAATAACCG